GGTTTATTTTCTGGTAATCCATCTATTGTAACACTAGTATTTCCAACCCCGCCAGAAGTAACAGTCGGAGTAGTGTATAGTTGTCCTCCACTGTCATAAGCAATAATCCAATCTTCATACTTTTGCAATGTCCCATCGCTTAGCCCAGTTAGGTTAAGTGAAACCGCACCGCCAATTGGGGTTCCAGTAGCTATTCTAGCCACATCAGTAGAAAATGATTGAATATCCTGAACCCTGGCGTTTGATAGCGAGAATAGCATAGTATTATCATCTCTATCGAGAATATCAAAATCGCCTTGGAAATCACTTAAGATTGCAAAGTTACCTGAATCAACGCCGATACTTCTAACCGCTTTAATACTTGCAGGTGTACCATTCATTAGGCCGTCAGAATCCATATTCAGGTCAAATACATGAATTCTATAGAAATCGCCAACTTTGTCTACGTTTCTCACACGCGCCGTACCGTACGAGTGCGTGTCAGCGAATACAAATGCCGACGTTGTATTTGGATATAGATTAACAGTACTTAATGTGTCTACTAGATCCACCATTCCTAGTGTATCATTGACAGCTGCAAGGAAATAGTTACCATATTTGGCATTTACTACTTCATTTGATTTTGTTAAAACATCCTCATAAGTACCTGTAAACTCTAGACTTCTAGGCTTTGCAACTCTAATAAAGCTCTTGGAATTTCTAGTTATTCTTCTACCATTAACAAAGGCCGTACCGGGTTCTATCTCATATGAAAGAAATCTATCATCGGCACTATCCTTATTAATAGTTAGGCCAAAGCTACCACCAGCCTTTTGTTCAATAAAGTCGCCAGTAATACTACTAGTTCTTTCGTTTAAAATCCCACCAACTTCTGCTAAAATTTTATTCGAATCATTAGTAAGCTCTGCAACCCCATTTACAATATCATAGAGTTCATAGAATGTTTCACCAGCCACGATCTTATCTGCAGTTGTTAAGGTCAAAGTGATTTTCAAACGATCCGCACCAGGTGAGGTAAGGTTAGGTGTAGCACCTGAGTTATCATACAATGCTATATTGTCACTAGCTGTGACTATTTGTTCACTAAGTTTAAACCCTACTTTAACTGTTGGTGTGGCGGTATATTTCCCGATAACAATTGATTGCGCCTCTACAAACAGTAAGTGACCGCCAGCGTACGTATTAAATGTTGGCACCTCCACCATAGCGGTTGACCCGATAGATCCAGCATCAGGTTTAATAGTAAGAACCCCAGATCCAAGTGTCGTATCAAGAATATCACCCAATGCAAAGTTGGCTATTTCTGAAGGATTAGCACTGGGAATTGATCCCCCAGTCTTACCCCTAGTCAATCTTACAATTACGACGTTGTTAGTATCTCCTACATCAGTATTTGCTGGTATGATTTTTTTTACCTCTGCGAAGGTCTCACCGTTATCGATTTCTGTCCCGATTAATTCAGAATAATTTACTGGAAGTGATTCGACTATTAGATATGTGAATGCTTGAGATTCTGTACCCGCTGCTATGTTTGTGCCAGCATTAAATATAGCTCCTTCAGTAACAATAAATTTGGCCAGCCTTTCTAACTCTTTCTGAATAATAGTCTGTAACTGTGTAAGCTCTCGGGCTTGCAAAGCTCTACCATTATTAAAAAGGATACGATGATAATGATCGCTATCTCTATAGTCATCATTATATTCTGCCAAGAATGTCGTGTTATTTAAATTGGTTGCCATTTTCTATCCTTAGAGCTTTATAATAACTTTTAGATCTTCCGTTCCGTCGGGTTGTCTAATAATAGGTTCAATATTAGTAATATATAAGATCTCGCCAGAGTAGGGATCTACGTCCGGATTAGTAATAGTATCAACCGTAAGAGTATCTCCAGTTGATGCCGGATCTAGTGTAAGTGTATCACCAATTTGGAAATCCGTAAATCCTGTTTCTTCGGTCTGGTGGATCCAAATGTCTGAATCTTTTGCGTAATCTACATAGGCTTGGGCTGTACTTGTACCAGTGACAGTCGTATCATTTAGATAAGCAATCTGAGATGGTATAGCAGTTAATCTTAGCTTTTTAGCTACAGTCCCCGAAGTAGCAGTAAATGGGGTAGAACTACCATACTGTGTTGGGTTCTTCCATACTCCTACCTGACGATAGTCGTTACCTGTTAGGAACTTTCCACCGTTTTCAAACTCATCTTCAATCTCTAGCTTAACGCTGAACATAATAGCAGTGGATCTTAGATCATCGATTGGATTAGCACCCAAACCTGCTCTTGGGCCAAAGATTGGTACCACCTTACCTCCGGATCCACCAGAAATAGTTACATTAGCTTGCGAATATCCGCTGCCCATATATGCAGCCATATCTCCAAATCCAACTGAACCAGCTCTTGCACTATCTCCAACCTCTACAGCAGCAATCCCTCCAGTACCATCAGGAATAACATGCCCGGTAGCACCAGACCCATCCCCAATAACGGTAACAGTGTCAGATGTTGTATAACCAGAGCCTGCCTGCAGGACTCTATATCCTACGATTTGCCCCGCTACTGCTGCATTCTGAATAGTATATTGCCCAAAATATGGATCGGTTGGTCCTGCAGAATCCACATATTTAACAGGCATAAAGTTGGATGTTAGAAAACTATTACCATCTGCTGTTGAGATAGTGTACAGGTACTTCCAAATATATTTGTCGTTGGTTTCTTGTAGCAACGTTGTATCAGTATGATTTGGTTTATCCACTGATGTTCTCGCAGATCCGTCAGCGTTTTTACCTTGCCTAATACAAACATACACGTTGTTGTCATCAGTCCGAACATAATAGTTAGCGGATTGGCCAGTAGACGCGTCACTATATCCCACATATACAGAACCACTAGACCAATCCTTATTCTCCATCGATACTACGAAAGAATGCGCTGCAAATGTTTTTAAAGATTGCAGATTATATCTAAATAGTTTTTCCTCACGATCATAAGGAAATGGAACATCTGGATTAGCATCATCATCCCATGATTGTGAACGTCCAACGGCAACATAGAAGTAATTGTCAGAGTCCCCTAACTTTACACCGGTGGCCTCATCAAATATCTGTTGAACCAATTGTTTCTTTAATTTATCTGTAATCTTTGCTACCATTGTCTAAGTCCTATGGATTAATTGCATACCCGTGGCCGCCAGTCACGAACCAACTGGAGTTATGCCATACTAGAGTTACCGTTTCATATTGCCCTAAAGTAATATCTGACCCTTGGTTAAAGGATGTAGGATCTACTGTTGCATTAGAAGCGTTGATGTTAGTGAATATTTTTACTTCACCACTTAATGTACCGTTCGGAACCGTGACTGTCAAAGAGCTAGCATTTAAAACGATGTTACCATATTGGCTGATATTTGCAGTATCGTTTGTAGTTAAATTTGCTGGAGTACCGTAAGCAACTTTATTCACTTTAGTCGAACCAGTTCCCTTTGCATCAACGTATAGGTGTATGTTTGTATCGCTTGATCCTACTGCAGAGATAATAGGTGGTGAACCTGAGCTAGCATTATCTACCTTAATTCTGTTCGTTGTACTGGACTGCGGATTGAAAGAGATTACTGGAAGACCCGCTGAGTCTGCTAGCCATTGTTCAATCCTTGGACGAACCAATGACTTATTAGACATAGTTTGAGTATCACTTGTTCCAATTACTGTACCAGTTGGAATGGCTTTTTGTGCAGCTGAACCATCAATGTTGCCGGATGCATTCGATAGTACAAAGCTAGAAGCGGCAATTCCGGAAAGGGTATTATTATCAGCACTGATAGTCTTATTGGTTACTGTTTGTGTAGCTGTAGTAACTAAAACCGTTCCAGATGCAGCTGGAAAATCAATATCAATCTCTGATCCGGGATCAACAGCCCCAATTAAAGTGTTGTAGCTAGTCCCAATAATAGTCAATCCACTATCGGTTAGTCTTGTAGTACCAGCACCACCAGCATCACCACCTAGCAGACCATATAATTCTGTAAAATTATCATTAATCTTTACACCAGCAGTCCTTAAACTGTCACCAGTTCCATCGTTAGCACTTGTGCCGGTGTTAATATTTTGTCTTGCCATATCTAGCTCTCTTTTAAACTAAAAGTATTTATATATGTTAAAACGGATAATTAGCAGAATCCGCAGAGTTTGTTGCTGAATCGAATAGTGTTGAGTATCTATGTTGGTCGAATGTGGATATACCAACCCTACTACTATCAGTTTGTGAGAAGTTCACGCCATCTGGTGTTGCAGTAGTCTGAGTATCAGAGTCATCCATTGTAATTGAGTTCGATGATAGAAGCTCTTTAATGGTGTAGCCACTATTAATCGAATCTACTAGATAGGTTCCAACATCCACAAATGTCTGATCGACTCTTTGACGTTGCATTCCGATGGTGCCATCTCCTTTATTTATTAGAGTTATATCGAAGTCACCTGTAAGGGCAAAGTCACCCTCGAATTCAGAGTTTAGCAAGCTCTCTAAATCATCACCCTTTTCATCTTGTCTATAATCAATAGCGCCATTGTTGTCTAGTAAAGGATTGTGTTCTATATTATTCCAGTCAACGTTAACTAGCTCAAGTAGAATCTCACCACCAACGTAAACTCCAGCTGGATGCACAAAGAGTTTATAAACATCTCTCCATTGCTCAAATGGAATACTGCTACGGATTAAAATAGACATTACTTGATATAATTTATCATCAGTAATATACTTCCTAGACTCTGGGCCAATCTTGGAAGCCTCGACCTTAATCTGTTGTCCAGCTAAGTTAATGCTATCTTTACTATAATCTATCTCAGGTCCGACCTTAAAGATCTGTTCCTTTGGATAGGATATAGTCGGGTCAATACCAAAGAACCCCCGGAAGAACTGCTGAATGCTATACTTACTTCCTTTGGATCTGTAAAGTAGGTTACTGAATTTAACAGCTTCTCTTTTATTTTGGAATCCGCCAAAGTATGACTGACCTAATAGTAATTCATCCTCAAGGAATTCTAGTAATCTATCAGGAACCTGTATGGCATCTCTATTTCTATAGAGCTGATGGATCATTCCACCGAAGTTGTCTGCAGAATCCAACCATTCATAATAATAATCAAATAGCTTTAAAAGATTAGGGTACTCTGCCCTAATGTGTTCGGGTAATGCCCTTTCAATCTCCGACCTTTGGAGATTAATTAACGTTCGATTATTATCTTGTAAGGTTTTATCTTTATGTACTGACATTAGTTCAACGCATCTGTATATACAATATTAAATCTAGACTGAGAAAGGTCAAACTCTAATGCTTCATTTCTTCCTGGTGCAATAGCACTTTGGTTGGAGGGAACAGCAGATAGTTTAATATAGGTTAATCCTCCGATAATTGTAGAAGGATTAAAGTAGTTTATTGTAACGGATCCAGCCGCAGCATTAAAGCTTCCTATACTGGAATTAACGATGGTAGTACCGTCGGTAGATACCACCTGTAAATTATTAGAGCTTAACTGATTTCTAATCTTACAGTTTACGCCATTATATACAAAAGCGTTACTGGTAATAATATATTCATCATCGTCGGGTGGTGCAATCGCGATTGGAAATAATAGCTGCTGTGAAATATTACTAGATACTGCCTTTAATTTATCTGTGTTATATGTAGTGGTGTTACTAGTTAGGTTATTAACTGACAAGTAATTTACTGCATCATTAATTCTATTCGCTACCACTAAATCTACAATAAATGAAAGAGTTTCATTAGCTACGCTTAGGGGATTGCTCAGTAATGATTTTACAACAGTCAGTACGGTCGGAGCAGAGGGGGTAAATCTCTGTTGCATCCTTACGTCCGCTCGCGAGGAAAGGATAGCTGGGCTGATGTCATCAACCAATGTTAGCATGGGAGAACGTCTAAATGCCTGTTTAAACTTACCGGTGTTTAGATTAAAATAATTTTGGACAGTATCCCTAACAGATGTTTGAATGGCTGATGGGGTTAGGTCTGTTAAGTTTCTATTGAACTGGAATGATACATCTGTTTCTATATAAGTGGTAATAGGATCCACAAATCTTAAGTTGAAGGATACAATTGAAAGTTGGTTGGCTAGATCCTGTATTGCTAATTTAGTATCAGTTATTGTTTCTTCCGAGACATCGTCCTCGAATTTAATTGAGGTGTACACTGCACCAAATTCTGGCTTAAGTGC